TTCAGCTCTGTGACCTTCACCTCGCTGCGTGATGGCCGCGTGCGCAAGTACAAGGGCACCGCCGACGCCGGTGACCTTACTCTGGCTATCGGCCTCGACAACGGCGACTTGGGTCAAGCGAAGCTGAAAATCGCTCACAAGGATCGCAGCAAGGGCGACTACAACATCAAGATCACCCTGAACGACGGCGACCCGGAAGCGACTCCTGCGCTGTTGCCGACCACGTTCTACCTGCGCGGCAAGGTTATGAACAACACCGTCGCTGCTGGCGCCGCTGACAACGTGGTTCGCCGCAACGTCACGATCGGCATCAACTCCGACATCCTCGAAATCCTCCCGGTCGCCGTTGCGCCGTAACCTGAGGGGCTTCGGCCCCGCTTCACAAGGATCTGACGCATGAGCAAAACCCTCTACGGTACCGTCGACGTTGTGCTGGATGGTGAGACCTACACACTGAAACCCACGCTCGAGGCCGTTCGCGCGATCGAGGCGCACTTCGGCGGACTGCGCGGCGCGTCCCAGGCAATCAACGCACTGAGCGTCGACGGCTGCGCGGTGATCATCGCCGGCGGCGCTGGCTTGAAGGGCAAGGCAGCCGAGGCGGTCGCCGAGCAGGTGTGGCAGACCGGCGTGCTGGAAGTGTCGGTGCAGTTGAACGCCTACCTGGTGGCTCTGTACAACCCGAAGGGCCCCGACGCGGGAAAGGAAAAGCCGGCGGCGTGAGTGCTGTCGAGAACGGCAGCTATGTCGACCGGCTCTACGCGGTAGCTACAGGCTGGTTGGGTTGGTCTCCCGCTACCGCTTGGCACACGCCTATGCCTGAGCTTTTTCTGGCCATGGACGCCAAGATCGAGTGGGCGCAGATGACCAACCCTTTCGGCGGCGGCAAGACGAAACCCAAGGAGGGTAAGCCGTCGCCTTCTACTGTGGCTGACAAACTGAGGGAGGCGCTTACCGGGAAGCGGTCAGCGTAGCATTTTGATAGTCTTCGCCGACAAAGGACGAGGGATTGATTAATGCAAAAACTGAGAGTGATACTTCCGTTATTTTTAATGCTGGCAGCGTGCGGGCAGTCGGAAGCAGACAAGGCAAAGAATGCCGCCGAAATGAAGGAAATTAGATTTCAGCGCGTGGCCAAAGAGTCTGTAACCGCAGTTTTGAAAGATCCACGCAGCGCGGAATTTCGTAATCAGCGCGGGTTTTGCGGCGAGGTGAATTCCAAAAACTCGTTTGGCGGATACGTGGGTTTCAAGAGGTTTATCGCACCAAGCAAAGAGTTGGTCGTTTTCGAGAAAGACGATCGCATGACTCCAAGCGAATTTGAGCAAGCTTGGACGAAGTTTTGTCTCTGATATTTTCAACTTCACCACCCGCTTCGGCGGGTTTTTTTATGCCCGGAGAAAAGCATGGCCGACACCGACGTACAGGGGATGCTCGTCCGCATTGAGGCGACCACTGCCCAGTTGCGTCAAGAGATGGCGCGTGCAGACTCCAGTGTTGCGCAAACCTCCGGACGTATTGATAAAAGCCTTGAACGTGTAGATTCGGCGTTTGATCGTGTGGGCGAGCGTGCACAACATGCTTCTGGCCTGATCAAGGGCGCGCTGGCAGCCGCTATTGGCGCAGCCGGTATTGGCAAGATTATTGAAGCGGCCGACTCATACGGCCAGATGTCAGATCGTATCGGCATGGCGACCGTTAGCGTGGGCGAATACGATCTGGTGCAGCAGCGCTTGCTCGATACCGCAAAGCGGACATACCGCCCACTGGCCGAAGCGCAAGAGCTTTATATCCGCACATCCGACAGCCTCAAGTCGATGGGATACAACACCAGCCAAGCGCTGGATGTGATGGATAGTTTCAGCTTCCTTCTGGTCACCAACTCCGCTTCGGCAGATAAAGCTAGTTCCGCTATCGATGCCTACTCGAAGGCCCTTCAGACTGGAAAGGTGGAGGCTGATGGCTGGCAATCTATTCTCGCCGCTATGCCGACAGTTGTTGATACCCTTGCCAAATCTACGGCCAAATCTTCGGAAGAGATTCGCAGCCTCGGCGCTCAAGGCAAACTAGGCTTGGACACCCTGACGGAGGGCTTGCAGAAAGCCTCAAAAGCGAACGGTGAGCTGGCTGACGGGATGAGCATCGCGGTAAGGGATGCAGTGCAAAACCTGTCTAACTCATTCGGCGTTTACGTAGGGCGTTTGAACGAAGCGACTGATTTCACCGGCACTCTAGGTAAGGCCATTAGTTTAGTCGGTGACAACTTTGAGACGATTGCCGATGTTGCGATCATGGCCGCTGTCGCTGCGCTTGCTCGGTACGGCGCGCTTGCGGCGACGTCTGCAGCGACTGCTACGTACTCGGCCTTCAAAGACGTAGCAGCAAGGAAAGCCCAAGCATCAGCAGTTTTGCTCGTGGCGCAGGCCGAACAACAGAAAGCTCAGACCTCGGTATTCCTTGCTGAGAAAGAAGCTATCGCCGCGCGCGGCACTGCCGTTCAGACCCAGATGTCGCTGCAGCTTGCTGAGGCCCGCCTGATTGAGACTCGCGCAACTAACGCCGTCGCAGCCGCTCAGGTCGGCGTGAGTCGCGCTGGTGTTGGCCTGGTGGGAATGCTGGGTGGGCCGATGGGTGTAGCGGCCTTGGCGATAGGCGCGGCTGCCGCGTTTCTTACGCTTCACGACAACACTAGCGTGCTTGAAGAAAAGCTGGGTGATCTCAATGATCCTCTCGACAAGCTCACCGAACGTTTCAACAAGCTCAATCGAGCGACTCAATCAGTCACCTTACGCGAGCTGCGGGCCTCGATCTCTGATACAGAAAAAGATCTTTCAGCCGCAGCCGGCTCTATCGCATTCGAGTTTCAAGCCAGCTTAACGAATGCGGGTTTGGCAGGCGCCTCCGGTTTTATGGGGGGTATTGCTCCGCTTCCTGCTGAATTCCAGTCCGCGATGGATATCGTCAACAAGGCCGTTTCTGACTCATCTAAGGGTCAGGCAGTAGATTGGAAAGCGGTAGCTGACCAGGTTAGGCAGATTCCTGGTGTGACCGAAGAAATGGCTCAGTCCATTGAAACCGGGCAGATCAAGGTTTCTGATCTAACGGGGATCCTCGATAAACAGCGGCAAACTTTGGCGGAACTGACCGGCGAGACTGACGCCAATACCGCAGCTCGCGGAAAGAATAATGCTGCTGTTGCGGCAGCCGATCAGGTCGGACAGAAATATCTTGAGCAACTGCAAAAGCAACTCGGCGCCGCCCAAGATAAAACTGCTCTCGAAGCTGCCAATCGGTTTATTGCAGAGAATACAGATCTTACCGAGGGAATGATCGTCGCGATCCGCTCGGCGGCCTCGGCCAAAGATGCGCAGAAAGCTGCTGATGATGCTGCAACTAAGGCTGCCAAGAAGAACGCTAGCGAGTCAGAGTCAGCTGCGAAGAAACAGCTCAAAGACTTCGAGTCTACTGAGGAGGGATACAAGCGCCAGATCGAGCTGATCAACACCACCGGTGACAAGCAGAGAGATGCCACCGAGGTTCAGAAGCTGTCATTCGAGCTCCAGGAAGGGAAACTCGGGAAGCTGAGTGAGGCGCAGAAGAAAAAGCTCCTCGGGATGGCCGCCGAGCTCGACGCCCTGAACAAGCTGAAGAAGGCCAATGAGGACGACCTAAAGCTGACGGCGTTCAAGAATGCCCAAGCACTGACAACCCAGACAACGAAGGACGGCTTCGACCAAGAGTTGGCTGGCGTCGGTATGGGCGACAAGACTCGCGATCGAATGCGCGCAGATCTCGCGATGCGGCAGAAGTACGCCGCCGATGTCACAGCCCTCAACGAGCAGCTCAACACAGACCAGCTCACACCCGAACTCTATGCCAAACAGACTCAGGTATTACAGGACGAGCTGAATAAGCGGCTGTTGGCACAGGAGAACTTCTACGCTGCGACTGATGAGCAGCAAACCAACTGGATGAACGGCGTCAACGAGGCGTGGGCCAACTATGCGGATGCCGCGCGGGATTATTCGGCACAGGCCATGGATATCACCAATACCGCGCTAAGCGAGGCCACCGGCGGGTTGGGCACATTCTTCTCGGACGTGGCCAGCGGCGCCGAAGATGCCGGTGACGCCATGGGCGACATGCTCGGCAACTTCGCCAAGTCGATGCTCAAGGCGCTGGGTGATATGGCGGCGCAGTGGTTGATTTACCAAGGCGTTCAGATGCTGGTGGGCAAAACCACTCAGGCGAGCGCCGCCGGTGCATTGGGTGCGAACGCCTCAGCAATGTCGCTGACTGCGGGACTCAATGCCTATGCATCCACGGCAGCGATTCCGATCATCGGCCCAGCCGCAGCACCGGCTGCTATGGCTACCGCCATGGCTGTAACTGGCCCGCTGGCTTCAGCTGTTGGAATGACCGCACTGGCGGGTATGGCTCATGACGGTATCGACTCTGTACCAGAAGATGGCAGCTGGTTTCTGCAAAAGGGCGAGCGGGTCACCACTGCTCAAACCAGCGCGAAGCTGGATGCCATGCTTTCTCGGATCGACAACGGCCTGGGCGGCACACAGCCGCAGGCCCAGATCGGCGTCGGCAGCTTGGAGTCGATTGGCAACGGGCGCGCGTCAATGGTTGGAACCGGTATCGAAGCAGCACCAAGCGGCCCTACACAGATCGTGTTCAATGCGCCAATCAATGTACAGGCACAACCCGGCATGAGTGATCAGGAAGCGGCGCGTCAAGGGCAGGCGATGTCTGCCGGTCTGGAAACGCAGTTCGGCAAATTTCTGGACACAGAGATGCGACAGGGCGGCCGGCTGTGGAGGCGATGATGGCCGAGACATTTACTTTTGATGTTGAGGTGGGCGCTGACGGCGATATCAGCCAGCGTACTTGGGAGAATGAATTCGGTGACGGTATGGTTCAGGCTGGTGGAATTGGGATCAACACCAAAAGCCAAGTCTGGAACCTGACACATACGGGAGAAAATCTGCCGGGTGAAGAACTACCTGAACTGCTGAAATTCCTTGATCGGCACGAAGGCTACAAAGCCTTCCGTTACGCGCCGCCCGGGGAGCCCGAAGGGTGGTACCGCACAAACGGCTACAAGAAAAAAGCCCTCGGCATGAACATCTACACCGTCACATTCACCGCAAAACAAGTTTTCAACCCTCGAACCTAACCCTTGCCAGACCCCGCCAAGTGCGGGGTTTCTTGTTTCCGGGGCCCTATGAATTACAACACCGATATCCAAAAGCTTGAGCCGGGCAATCAGATCAGGCTGTACGAGCTGGACGCTACGCGCTTGGGTGGATTGCTCTGGCGTTTCCATGGTCATGCCCAAGAGGGCGACATCATTTGGCAGGGGCAGCTTTATTCGCCGCTCCAGATTGAGGCAAAAGGCTTCGACATTCGCGGGGATGGGCGCCCAGCCGCACCCACGCTGCAGGTGGACGATGAGCTCGGCGGCGTGCGCGGGGCGATCACCGCTCTGTGCTTCCAGTTTCGCGACCTGGCCGGGGCTAGGGTCAAGGTGATCGAGACCTTCCGCCACTTTCTGGACGCCGCGAATTTTCCCGATGGCAACCCGGAAGCCAGCGACCAATCAAAAACCAACCTCTGGTTTATCGAACAGAAGACCGAGGCGTTACCGAGCATCTCCGTCACGTTCTCGCTGTCGAGTCCAACGGACATGGAAGGGCAGATGCTGCCGTCGCAGCAGATCACCAAGTTGTGCCGCTGGGCCTGTCGCGGCGGGTACCGGCAGGAGGCCTGCGCCTATACCGGCACTGCGATGTTCGACAAGAAGAATATGCCCACGGATAACCCTGCGCTTGATCGCTGCGGCGGTTGGTGGAGCAGCTGCAAGCTGCGGGGGAATACCCGCCGGTTTGGCGGATCCATGGGCGCGAGCCTGATAGCCAGTTCGAGGTAGCGATGCGCATCAATCAAAAATTGCAGAACGAGATCCGCGCGCACGCCGAACAGGCTTACCCGGCCGAAGCCTGTGGCGTGCTGATCAAGTCCGCTGTCGGCCGTGAGTATGTACCCTGCGGCAACCTGGCCATCACGCCGCGTGATCACTTCCAGATCGATCACAAGGACATGGCTGCCGCTGAAGATCGAGGCGCGGTGCTGGCGATTATTCACAGCCACCCCGACAAGGCGCCGACACCGAGCATGGCCGATCGCGTTAGCTGCGAGCTGCATGAGCTGCCTTGGGGCATTGTTGGCTGGCCCGGGGGTGAGCTCGAATGGTTCGCCCCGTCGGGTTTCCAAGCACCACTGCTGGGCCGGGACTTCTCCCATGGCCTGCTTGATTGCTGGGCAGCATGTCGCGACTGGTACGCGCGGGAGGCTCGCCTGCAGCTACCGAACTTCGAGCGGGCCGACCTGTGGTGGGAGCAGAAGGACGGCCCAAGCCTCTATGAGGACAATTTCGAGGCCACTGGATTCTATCGGGTCAACGAAGCGCGGCGCGGCGACATGCTGGTGCTACAAATACCAACTCCGGGGCGGGAGTGTTATTTCCCCAATCATGCCGTTATTTACTTGGGCGACGAGCCTGCACTGATCAGCGAGCCGGCGCCGAAACTGGGCGGCTCTGGCCCCTTCATTTATCACCACATGCCCGGTCGGCTAGCAGCCCGTGAAATCTACGGCTGGTCAATGGCCAATCGGGTAAAGCTGATCCTGCGACACAAGGACTACCGACCATGACAATGCGCACCATCAAGCTCGGCGGTGTGCTGGGTAAAAAGTTCGGCAAGCAGTTCACCTTGGACGTCTATAGCTTTCGCGATGCCATGGCCGCGCTTTGCATGATGAAACCGGGCTTCGAGAAATACCTGCGTAGCGCCGAAGAGCGCGGCCTGGTGTTCGCTGTGTTCGTCGACGAGCGCAACCTTGGCGAGCAAGAGCTTGACCTGGTGGGCCGCGGCGAAGGGGATATCCGTATTCAACCGATTATCCAGGGTAGTAAGCAGGCCGGCATGTTTCAGACATTGCTGGGCGTGGTGCTGATCGTGGCCGGCCTGTTCACTGGCGGTACCACGTCGACCTTGGGTATGGGTCTGCTTGCTGCCGGCGCCGCTGTTGGTTTAGGCGGTGTTGTGCAAATGCTTTCGCCGACTACCAAGGCCAGCGCCGAAGGCAAAAACGACGATGGCAACAACCCAAGCTACGGCTTCGGTGGAGCGGTCACGACTATCGCCCAAGGCAATCCCTATCCACTGCTGTATGGCGAGCGCGAGATCGGCGGCGCCGTCGAGTCTGGCGGGATTTACACCCAAGACAACATCTGATTCAGCCAACACGACCAACCCGCTTCGGCGGGTTTTTGCATTTTGGAGGGCGCATGAGCGCAGTAGAAAAGAAATCACGCCGCGCAGCACCTCGTAAGCGTCGGGCCGTAGCTGGCAGCAAAGGTGGGCAGTCCAAGCAGAAGCAACCGAGCATCGCCTCCAATAGTGTGCCGTCCATTTCTACCGCGCGTATCACCTATCTGTGGAGCTGGGGCCCTATCGTTGGGCCGGTCGATGACTTGCGTTCGGTCAAGCTCAACGGAACTCCCGTCAAGGCTCCAGACGGCACCATCAATTATCCAACCGTGAAGTGGCAGTTCCGTTCTGGTGAGCTGAATCAGACGCGCCTTGAAGGGATTCAAGAGTCTAGTAATGAGATCGACGTCAAGAAAGAGCTTGTCTACGGCACCCCTTGGTTGCACACCATCACCAACTCAATGATCGATGCTTTCCGCGTCCGCCTGAGCTGGCCAACCCTTCGTAGCCAGGATGCCTCCGGCAACATCAACGGCGTGCGCATCGATTACGCCATAGACGTCTCCACCGACAACGGCCCCTA